ATTACCAATCAGTAGAAGAAGGCGCAGGTATGACCGCAGCAGGTCGCAAAGCATACAACGCCAAGAACAACGCTAATTTACAAGCACCCCAATCTAGTGGAGCAAGGCACGATAGTTTTTGTGCAAGGTCAGCAGGATGGACTGGGGAACGAGGCAAAGCAGCAAGAGCAAGGTGGAAATGCTAATGAAAAACGGACTATACGCAAATATTCACGCTAAACGAGAGCGCATTAAAGCTGGATCAGGCGAAAAGATGGCTAAAAAAGGCGCAGAAGGCAGACCCAGCGCACAAGACTTTAAAGATGCTGCTAAGACTGCCAAGCCACAAAGCAGAAAAGAAATGATTGCCGACAAAATGAAGGATATGTAATGTTTACTAAAGAAAAGATTAAGCCTGAAAACAGCTTGCTTCAGCCAAAAAAAGAATCAACCCTTGAAAGACAACAGCGTGAACGCTTAGAGCGTAGAGCAGCTATTGCTGACAAACTTAAAGATTTGGATAAAGAAGTCAAGTAAGTTGCAAGGAAGCAGTAAAGGCAGTAGAATTAACTTATCTTAATCAACCACTTGGTATAGATATGACCGCTAAATTAGCGAAAAATACCGAACACCCCAATTTAAATGTGGGTCGTAAGGCAGGAGCAGTCAACAAGAGTACAGGAATGGCTCGAGAGGCGATTGCTCGGTTTGTTGATGGTAATGCCAGCAAAATGGAAGAATGGCTACAGAGCGTTGCCTATGGCATCCAAGCCACAGACAAAGAAGGCAACCCAAAGTTCAGCAACGAGGGCAATCCCGTCTATGTAGTACCGCCTAATCCTGAAAAGGCTTTCGGTATGCTCCAAGCCGTAATGGAATACCATGTTCCTAAACTAGCCCGTACTGAAGTCGTAGGAGATGCAACCGCTCCTATTACCCACATATACAAGTGGCAAGATGACTGAAGTAGTACATGAGTTTGAATACAAGGCTAGAGATGCGTTTAAAGACTTCCACAAGAGAAAACAACGCTGGGCGGTACTGGTTTGTCACCGAAGGGCTGGTAAGACTGTAGCCAGCATTAATGACCTTATACGCAGGGCAATTAAAGAAGAAAAGCCCGATGGCAGGTACTTTTACCTTTGCCCGCTCTATTCACAGGCTAAAAGCGTGGCATGGGACTACCTTTTACGCTTTGCTGCACCTGCACTAGAAAAAGCCAATCAATCTGAATTATGGGTACAACTGCACAACGGGGCTAAGATTCGCCTGTTTGGGGCTGATTCCCCTGATACTTTGCGTGGAAACTACTGTGACGGCATCGTATTAGACGAATATGCTGATATGAAACCCCGTGTATGGGGCGAAATCATAAGACCAGCTTTGGCCGATAGGGGCGGTTGGGCTACATTTATCGGCACACCTAAAGGGCATAACAGCTTCTATGAAATCTACAAGAACGCTGAGAACAACCCTGATTGGTACTCTAAGACGCTAAGGGCAGACCAGTCAGGTTTATTGCCACAGGCTGAATTGGAAGATGCACAGCGCATGATGGCTATAAATCAATATGAAGCTGAGTTCTTATGTTCATTTGAGGCTGCCATATTAGGGGCGTATTACGGGCAGGAAATGCGTAGAATCACGGATTTAGAGCGTATTACCACCGTAGACTATGACCCAATGTTCCCTTGCCATACTGCTTGGGACTTGGGTTTTAATGATTCGACTAGCATTTGGTGGTTTCAAGTGGTTTACGGGGAGATACGGGTACTCGATCACCACTCCAGCAACGGTCAAGCTATACCGTTTTACACCATGTTGTTAGACCAAAAAGCAGACGAGTTTGGGTACAAATATGGCTATCATTACCTACCCCATGACGCTAGGGCAAAAACACTAGCAAGCGGTGGAAGGAGCATAATTGAACAAATTTCTGCAAAAATTGACATAAAACATCTAAAAATCGTACCAAATCTGTCATTACAAGACGGAATACAAGCAACACGACTTGCATTAACTCGTGCTTGGTTTGATAATAGATGTGAAGAAGGAATCGAATGTTTGCGTCAATATCAGCGAGAGTGGGATGATGATAAAAAGATTTTTAGGGATCGCCCAAAACACGATTGGACAAGCCACTCAGCAGATGCGTTCCGCTATCTCAGCCTTGTATGGAAAGACGAAGATAGCCCTATTCTCAAAGATTCAGCAGTCAAAGGACTTCATGTCGGGCAAACGGATGTAACTTTGAACGAAATGTGGAAAGAAACCCCCAAAATAGTTAATCGCAGGATATAAACATGGATCATACATACGAAGATTGGTACAACTGCATTGCTCAATATGAGCGCACATTCAAGGAATGGGAAGGTCGTGCCGATAAGATCGTAAAGCGATACCGTGACGAACAGCGCAGCCGAAACAACCCAAACGCTAAGTTCAATATCCTGTGGAGCAATGTACAAACCATTACCCCAGCGGTATTTGCTCGTCTACCAAGACCTGATGTAAGCCGCAGATTCCGTGACAATGACCCAATTGGTCGTGTTGCTTCTATGATGCTAGAGCGAGCATTGGAATATGAGATTGAACATTATGGTGACTATGCCAGCGCAATGAAGCAAGCGGTTCAAGACCGTCTATTAGGTGGTCGTGGTACAGCTTGGGTTCGCTATGAACCACATATCGTTGGTCAAATGGGCGGTGAAGCTAATGGCGCACCTGAAGATGGCTATCAAATTACTGAAGATACAGATGAAGCCGAAACCGAAGGCGGCATTTACCGTGAAAACGAGGAGCGTATTGAGTATGAGTGCGCTCCAGTAGATTATGTTTACTGGCGTGACTTTGGGATGACCGTTGCCCGTACATGGGAAGAAGTAACTGCGGTATGGCGCAAGGTTTATATGGAACGCCCTGCCCTAGTAGAACGCTTTGGTGAGGAACTAGGCGGTAAGATTCCGCTAGATACCAAGCCTGAAACATCTAAAAACTTTAATGAGAAGATGGGCGAAGGCTCACGGGAAGCCTTGATTTATGAGATTTGGGATAAAACCACAGGTCAAGTTCTATGGATGTCTAAGTCTATGGGTAAGATTCTCGATACCCGTGATGACCCATTGCAGCTAGAGAACTTTTGGCCTTGCCCAAAACCTATGTTTTCTACGCTTACAACTGACAGCCTGATTCCTGTGCCTGACTTTGTTTTGTATCAAGACCAAGCAAGACAGTTAGACACGCTTGCAGACCGTATTGATGGATTCATTCAGGCACTTAAAGTTCGTGGCGTATATGACGCTTCTGAGCCTAGCCTTGCCCGTTTGTTTACAGAAGGCGAGAACAACGCATTGCTGCCTGTTAAAAACTATGCAGCTTTTAGTGAAAAAGGTGGATTACAAGGCGCAATTAACCTTGTAGACATTCGCCCTATTGCTGAAGGATTAAACATGGCTTATCAAGCTATGGAGCAGGTTAAGGGTCAAATCTATGAAATCATGGGTATTGCTGATATTCAGCGTGGTCAGACCGACCCTAATGAAACCCTTGGCGCACAGATTATTAAGTCAAACAACGCTTCAGGGCGTTTAAAGACTATGCAGCATGAAGTAGTGAACTTTGCTACTACCTTGTTGCAAATCAAAGCACAGATTATTTGCCAACATTTTACTGATGACACCATCATTAAGATTAGCGGTGCAATGCAATTATCTCCACAAGATCAAGCACTTATTCCACAAGCATTGATGCTTTTGAAGGATGAGCCAGCTAAGAACTTCCGTATTGAAGTAACTACGGATTCGATGATTTATCAAGATGAGCAACAAGAGAAGCAAAACCGCATGGAATTCCTGCAAGCAATGAGTGGATTCTTGAGCCAAGCTATTCCTGCTGCACAAGCTACACCTGAAATTACCCCAATGATGATGGAAATGTTGAAGTTTGGCGTGACCGCATTTAAGGCTGGTAAAGGTTTAGAAGGATTGATTGACGAAACAGCAGATAAGTTCCGTATGCAAGCACAGCAAATGGCAAGCCAACCTAAACCACCATCACCTGAACAACAGAAGATGCAGATGGATATGCAGATTGAGCAAGCCAAGATGCAAGCAGAACAGCAAAAATTGCAGATGCAAGCACAGATTGAGCAGGCTAAGATTCAAGGTCAGATTGAACTTGAGAAAGCCAAGCAAGAATTCCAAGCCCAAGAAAATCAGCTTAAATTCCAATTGGAAGATCAGCGCAATCGTGAGCAAATGCAAATGGAAATGCAGCTTGAGCAGACTAAGATGGACACTTCCAATAACAAGGAATTGTTACTGGCTTACCTTAATAATGCAGCTAAAATTGAAACAACCCGCATATCTTCAGGTTTAGATACTGGCGAAGCGGCTTATGCTGATAATGTGCAGATGGCTAATATTTTGCAAGATCAATTAGGATATTCAGACATGAAAAACCACCCATTACAACCCGCAATTGAGAATATGCAGATGAGCAACCAGCAGCTATCACAGATGTTGGCTGTATTGCTAGAGAAACTTAGCCAGCCTAAGACTGTAGTTCGTGGTGCTGACGGCAAAATTATCGGAGTTCAATAATGGCTATAACTGTTAAACACAAGTTCGTCAGCGTAATTCCTGATGGAACTGATGACACCGTTGTTAGACCAAGTAACTGGAATGATGACCATGAACTTACAGGTACTATTCCTGTAGCTAACGGTGGTACAGGTGCTTCTACGCTTACTGGTTATGTAAAGGGTAACGGCACAGCGGCTATGACTGCTAGTGCAACCGTGCCAAGTACAGATATTACTGGTCTTGGCACAATGTCTACCCAAGATGCTAACAATGTGGCTATTACTGGCGGTTCTATTTCAGGCGCAACCGTAGGTGGTTATGTACCTACAACTACAACAATTACGGCTGGAACTGGCTTAACTGGTGGCGGTGACTTATCTGCTAACCGTACTCTTTCCATATCAAATACAACGGTTACTGCTGCCGCTTATGGTTCAGCATCCAAGACTTTGACTGCTACCGTCAATGCACAAGGTCAATTAACCGCATTGGCTGATACCAATATTGCCATTGCAAACACACAAGTTTCAGGCTTAGGCACAGCTTCTACCAAAGATGCAGGCGCAGCATTAGGTGTAGCCACCCTTGATTCAAGCGGCAAAGTACCTGTTTCTGAACTTCCAGCCGCAGTATTGGGCGCACTTAGCTACCAAGGGACATGGGATGCAAGCACTAATACCCCCACTCTTACTTCTTCTGTTGGCACTAAAGGTTATTACTATGTGGTCAGCGTTGCTGGTTCTACTAACCTTAACGGGATTACTGATTGGCTTGTGGGCGATTGGGCAGTATATAACGGCACAGCTTGGCAAAAGGTGGACAACACCGATGCGGTAAC